GCAGCGATAAGCGCCAGCATCGTGGGCCTTACAAAATGCGCGGCTTGTTGGGCGATGTTCTTTATGAGGCGACAACACCAGGTGGATATATTTGATGGCATCTTATTCAGACATGAAACCCGATGACAAACTTGCCGACATTCGTGAAGCGTTTAAGCTGTGCGAGGAAGCGGAAGCAACGAATCGGGAACAAGCGCGGGACGATTTAGAGTTTGGACGCATGGGCGTGCAATGGCCCGATGAGGTCAAGCGCCAGCGTGAGCGTGACCGCCGACCATGTTTGACGGTCAACCGTATGCCGACGTTTATCAGGCAGATCGTTAATGATGCGCGTATGAACAAGCCTGCCATCAAGTGTCATCCTGTAGACAGCCATGCCGACGTTGAAACGGCGAAGGTTTTAAACGGTTTAATCCGGCAGATTGAGGTATCGAGCAACGCGGATGCGGCGTATGCCACAGCCATAGATGACGCGGTTTCAATGGGCTTTGGCTATTTCCGCGTTGATATTGACTTTGCACGCGATGACGCTTTTGAGCGTGATATTCGTATTGAACGTATTATGAACCCGTTTAGCGTCTATCGTGACCCGCGTTCTACGGCGGTAGACAGCAGCGATTGGAACATGGCTTTCGTTACGGAGCTTTTGACGCATGACGAGTTTGAGCAGAATTATCCAGACGCGGAGAAAGTTGATTTTGAAAACAAGAGCTTAGAGCAGCGTGATAACGTTTGGTATACCGACGACACGGTAAGGGTTGCGGAATACTGGTCACGCGAGGAAGTAGACCGCGAAATTGTATTACTGAGCGACGGTCAAATTCTGGATGTGGATGTGTTTGAGGCGCAGCGTGACATTCTGGAAATGGCAGGCGTTATGCCAAGGCAATCGCGCATGAGCAAGCGCACCAAGGTCAAGCAATGCGTGGTGACGGGCGCGGAAATATTAAGCGAGATTGAATGGGCGGGTCGGTACATTCCCATTGTCCCCGTCTACGGCGAGGAGGTTGTCGTTGGCGAAAACCGCAACTTTCACAGCCTGATCCATTTCGCTAAAGACAGCCAACAGATGTATAATTTCTGGAGGACGGCTGCGGCTGAACTGGTCGCACTGGCTCCGAAAGCGCCCTGGATTGGGCCGATTGGCGCGTTCAATACGGATGCTGCTAAATGGCAGACCGCCAATAGCTCAAACCACGCATATATTGAATACGATGGCGGTCAGGCTCCGCAACGCCAACCCTTTGCAGGCGTGCCAGCGGGGGCGATACAAGAGGCGCTTAACAGCAGCGACGACATGAAAAGCGTCATCGGTATGTTCGATGCCAGCCTTGGCAACATGGGTAAAGAGGTTTCCGGCAAGGCCATATCCGCACGCCAGAAAGAGGGCGATGTTTCGACGTATCACTTCATTGATAATCTAAGCCGCGCCATCAAACACGCGGGGCGTATTATCGTTGATCTTATTCCCAGCGTGTATACAGAAGCCAGAGTGCTGCGCGTGCTTGGTGAGGACAATGAGGCCAGTACCGTGCCGATAAATCAGCCCGTGCAGAACGAGGGTGATCCAGAGCCGCGCATCTACGATCTCACAACGGGCAAGTATGATGTTGTTGTGAAGTTAGGCCCGTCGTTTACCACGCAGCGCCAGGAAGCTGCGGAACAGATGATGTTGCTGGTGCAACAGTTCCCGCAGGCCGCGCCTATCATTGGCGACTTGATAGCCAAGAACCTCGATTGGCCTGGTGCAGAGGAAATGGGCGAGAGGTTGCAGAAATTACTCCCCGCCGCTCTGCAAGGTGCGGACCCTGAGAAAGAGCAGATGCGTGCGCAGCTTACCGAAGCGGTTGCAGTCATTCAGGGCTTGCAAGCAGATCGTACTGTTTATGAGCAAAAGAACCAGATCGACATGAATAAGGTCGCGCTCGATGCGGAGAAGGTTGCGACGGATAAATACCGTGCGGAAACGGATAGAATGGAAGCTTTGGTAAAAGCCGAAAAGGAAAAATCGGCTGTGCCCACTTTGGAGGATTTTCAACCAAACTCAATTATTTAGGAGATTTTAAAAATGTCAGACGAAGCAAACAATCCAGAGCCGGAACTTGCTTTAGAAAACAGTGACCCCGCCCCAGAGCCCGTAGAGGTCGAGGACAAGCAGGCGGTTTCTGAAGAGTCGGACACCACAGAGGCCGAAACCGTAGAGGCAGAGGCCAGTGAAGGCGAGGGGGATCAGGAAAATTCTGCCCCTGAGTTCGTCACCGTTGAGTATGACGGCATGGAATACGATGTGCCGCCACAGCTTAAAGACGCTTTACTGAGGCACGGTGACTACACCAAGAAGACCATCGAGCTATCGACGCAGCGTAAGGCTGTTGAGGAGCACGCGGCCCTCTTGGAACAACAAGCGGCGTTCCAGAAGGAGACTTTTGAGGACGTTGCAGCGGTTAGAGCTATCGACCAGCAAATCGAGCAATACAATGCTTTGAATTGGCCGGAGCTTTATCAACAAGACGTTGCGCAGGCGGCAAGTTTGAATCATCAAAAACAGGAACTTGAAAGCCAACGGCAACAAACAATCAATCGACTCGAACAGCGACGGGTGCAATTTGAAAGCCAGCGTGCGGAACAGCACGCCAAGGCAATCGAACAAGGCCAGGAAGTCCTTAAGAAAGAGATCGAGGGTTGGTCTACTGAAATGCGGGAACAGATTGCAGAATACGGCGTAAGCCAAGGTCTGTCGCCGCAGGCTGTAGGCAGCATTTCCGACCCAGTTCATGTGAAATTGCTCGACAAGGCCAGACGCTACGATGAGCTTGTGGCAAAGCAAAAAGCCAAGCCAAAAGCCCCTACTGAACCGCCAAAAGCGGCGGTGAAAGTTAAAGGGAAAAGAGCCAACGCAGCCAAAGACCCCGACAAAATGAACATGAAGGAATGGTTAGCAATGCGTGAAAAGCAAATCGCGTCCCGCACTAACGCGAGGGCGTAACCTTTCATCATTTTATAAGAGGATAAAATGGCTAATACAACTTTGACACCGACTGCGGTGACTCGTGAGGCTCTCCGTATTCTCCATCAAAAGTTGAATTTTGTAGGCACGATTAATCGTTCTTACGATTCATCTTTTGGTAATTCCGGCGCTAAGATTGGTGACAGCTTGAAAATCAGGCTGCCTAACCAATACACTGTTCGGACAGGCGCAGCTTTATCGTCTCAGGACGTTTCAGAAAGCAGCGTTACGTTACAAGTTGCTACACAGAAAGGTGTAGATACAACTTGGACATCCGACGACCTGACACTCGACATTGACGACTTTGGCTCAAGAATTTTAGATCCGGCCATGTCAGTTCTTGCGGCGAACATCGAAAGCGACGTTATGAATTGTTACAAGGACGTAGCTAATAATGTTACGGATGTCGGCGCGACCATTACGACTGCTGATGTAATGCAAGCGTCAAAAATTCTGACAGACAACCTTGCTCCATATGACGGGCGTTGTTTAAACCTTAATACGCAAGACAACCTTGATTTGGTTGAGGCAATTAAAGGTTTGTATAACGACCAGAGCAATATCGCCGAAAACTATCGTAAAGGCCGTGTGGCATCGAACACATTTGGATTTTCCGACATCATGGAGAACTCGATGTGGCCGCAACATACGACGGGTACTGACGATGGAACTGGCGATTACCTCGTAAACGATTCAGGTACTATTGCCGAAGGATCGACCAGCATAACGGTTGATACTGGTGCTGGGACGTTTCTTGTTGGCGATATTTTCTATTTCGCTGGTGTTTATGAGGTGCATCCCGAAACCAAGGCAACCTCAACCCGCTTAAAAGAATTTGTTGTAACGGCAAATTCTGGGACGAGTGCAACGACAATCAGCTTTTCACCGGCTATTTATAGCTCTGGTGCGAAGCAGAACGTCAGCGCAATGCCTGCGAATAACGCCGCTCTCCATTAAGTTTTAGTGGCCTGATACTGCAAAGTATTAGTGAATAACCCTGTGAACTGCTGGGAACCCCTAACG